GTTGGCCAGTTCTGAACTTTCGTCTGTAGATTCACTCCGCCCTGCCGACAATTCCCCGGTCCCGTCGCGCAACTGCTGTGCGCCGTCGGCCACATCTTCGTTAGCCCCTTCGCCTGTGCTGAAAGCTTCGGCTCCCCACGGCTGTTCCGGGCAAATGCTCTGTCTGTTGAGTCCTCCGTCGTTGCGGTACGCCAAGATAAACACCCTTTTTCGCTGGTGAGGCGCGCCGATTTCAGACGCGCTGAATATTCCCCACGCCGCTGTATAACCATCTTCTTCCAGGTCGGCGAGGACTGTGGAGAGTCCAAGCGAAACGTGTCCTTCGACGTTTTCGAGCCAGACCCATCCGGGCCGAACAGTTCTGATAAATCCTCGGCAATAGGGCCAGAGGTGTCGGTGGTCATCAACCCCGAGGCGCTTCCCGGCATGGCTGAAACCTTGGCAGGGGTAGGAAGCCACGAAGATATCAAGGACTCCACGGCTAAAAGGCTCTGTGGGGAAGTCCGTAACATCCGTCCAGATAGGTACTGCGTCCAAGAGTCCCTTTTCCATTTTGCTGACCATGTTCGCAACGACGAAGGCGTCCCTCTCACAGACAGCGATTGAGCGCAAGCCTGGGATTGCTCGTTTAAGCCCGAGAGCATTTCCACCATACCCGTGGAACCACTCAACACAGGTAACTTCAGATTTTTTGGTAATATCCACATGATTATTCTCCGTTATCATTGTCTTATATCCTCATAGCCGCATTTGGAACAGGTAACTTTTCCCTTGTGCCCTTTCTTTAAGATGCCGGTATTGCCGCACTTCGGGCAGGTCGCCTCTTCGTGGCCGGAGGGAATGTCTTTCCAGCGCCCCTCGCGGATATAGGTTTCAGGCTTGGGGATCCAGCGGCCGTTATCCTCTTTCCACTTCTCCTGATTTACCTGCCATGCCAGGGATTTAAGGCACCTGTCCAGCGGCGGTTTCTTTTCAAGCCAGGCGGCCAGCGCTGCGTCCGGGCCTGTCTGGTTCGGATACGCTTTCCAGAACTGGCGGAAGCCGTTGTTTTCGTGGTCCTCTTTCTCCCATTTCGCTTTTGCAGACATGGAAGCCTTGGCGGATTTATTGCGGCGTATTTCCAGCCGGCGAAGAACGGACTCTGAAAAGAATTTACCGTTCTTGACCTTGAAGAGCTTTGACTTTTCTATGACAGCCTTTATCATAGCCGCGTCTACGCGCAGGTCGAACGCCAGCAGCTTATAATTGGCTTCCAAGTGTCCGTCGGCCTCGTAGAGCTTTTCAACCAGGCACCAGTACAGCCCATAGCCCGCCATGCCATATTCGCAGATCAGGGCCACAACGTTTTCGTCGCCGCGCGCGCCCAAGTCATGCGGGAAATATTGTTTTTCGAGTTTGATTAGCGTAGGCATGATTAAAAGAGCTTATCCTGTCCTTTTATAAATTTCATGCGCGCATTGGCGATCTCTATGTATTCCGCCTCGCGTTCGAAGCCTATAAAAGACAGACATTCGAGCAGCGCCGCCTTTCCGGTGGACCCGCTGCCCGCGTATGGGTCCAGAACTATTCCATGGGGGGGGGTAACTAGCCGGCAAAGGTACTGCATTAATTCCGTGGGTTTGACAGTCGGATGGTGGTTCTTGGCCTTGACGATTTTATTGAGGCCTATGCCTTGGCAGGCTTCGTAGTCCTCGCCATCGGCTTCTGCGCCCTGCGCGCCGCCGGACCTCGCTATGGTCCTGACCGGCAGGCCCGCCAGATCTTCGTCCCGGTCCTTTTTGCTGGCCTTAGCGCAATAAAAGAAGCGCGCCGCGGACTGCGTTGAATCCTCTCGAGGCTCCATAGGGACCGTTCCATGGTTTAAGGCGCCGTAAATCTGGTTATTCATGGGAGCGCCGTCCGCGCGACTGGTCGCCATCTGGCCCGGGGCGTCAGGAAAGGCCGCCAAGACTTCCGAGCTGCCGTCATGGAGCACGTTAGCCGGCCAGCGTCCGGCCGCGCTAAGGACCTCCGGGGTATCCCCGCCTTTGGTGGACATGCCCCAACCGTCTTGACCCTCGCGCGCTTCCCGGTTCATGGTTCGAAGCTGACCCGCGTCTATGGCTTCGTCTATCTTTATGCGGCAGGCGTCAATGTTAAGGGCGCCGGTGCCCCATTTGGCGACGTTATCGGCTATTATGCCTTGCGGGGCCTTGCGCGCCATTACAATAGGCTCCTGCGCGGGCTTTAAGGCCGTCCCCTTGCCTTGGTGTTCGCCAGTAAGGTTATGCGATTTCGGGAATCCGCTGCCATAAATCCAGGCCAGTTGATCGCGTATCTCAAAGCCGGCGTCCTCTATCTGGATAACGCCGCGGTGATACGTCCGGGTGCCAAAGAACGAAAGCAGGTAGCCGCCGGGCTTTAATACGCGCAGGACTTCCGCCCATACCTCGGCTTTCGGTACGTCGTAGTCCCAATGCTTATTCATAAACTGTAAGCCGTAAGGCGGATCTGTTACGACGCTATCAACGCAGTTGTCCGGCAGCTTCTTTAATTCAACCAGGCAGTCGCCCAGGTTTACTTTATTGAGCAGGTGTTCAGTCATAGAATAAATTGGGCCGTCCCTACAACGCCAGGACCGCGACGTGATGACGTGAGGGACGGCACTATATTTTTGGTGGATTCGCGGTCCATGTGAATATTAAAACTTATTTACTTTTCGGTTGTCAATAGTTTATTTTGAAACCGATTCTGAATTTCAATGTTTTCTTTCGTTTCCAATATCAGCAACGCTGTTAAAACTACGACGAGAGCCAGGCAGGAAAAGAAAAGCTTTCTGTAAAGTTCAAGCTGCCAGCGCGGAGTCATTTTACTTCTCCCAGGTAAGGTATTATCTCAACCTCTACGCGGTCAACCTCGCTCCTGAACTTCTCGACGTGAGCGCGCTTGATCTTCCGGTCGTCTGAGAAGTATCCGTTTCGCGTGAGCCCGTCTTGAAGAACCTTAACCATGTTGTCCCAGTCCGTGAGCATGAAATTTACTATATAGAAATTATAGAACACTTCGTACCATTCGCAGCGGACTACTTCGCGCTTAAACTGCAACAGCAGCAGGTCCAGCGTTTTATTATACTGCCGGCAAGCCCTGGTCTGGACATGACGGCCCTGAAAGCAATCGTTGATAGACAAGGGCTTTACCGGCAGTATAAATTTCATCTTAGACCAAGCCTTACCGGCTTCTCATGGCTGCCGGTGAAGTACACGGCCTCTAAGCCCTTATCCAGCGCGTCCTGGTGCATTACCGCGCGGCTGGTGTAGTACGGGCTGTAAACGCCAGGCTTCTGCAGCGTTTCGAAGAAGAACACGGCCGGCGCGCGCTTCACGTATATGGGATTGACACCCGGGGTATCTTCGCGCTTCTTCTTACGCGGGGGCGCCACGAAAGCCCTGTTGCCCTGGTAGTACGCCACGTCGTTGCGGCCGTCCGCGTCAGGCACGTAGAACACGACGACGCGGCCTTTAAACGGTCCGTCCGGGGTCTTTTTGCTGTCGTCCTCGCGGTTGGTGTTGTCGCGCAGCTTCCGGGCCAGCGTGTCGGTCATGCAGGTGCAGACGGCGCGCGCTTTCAGCTCTTCCGCGACCAGCTTGATCGGGAAGAACGAGTTAAGATAGTCCACCGCCACTTTAACGCCTCTCTTATCCGCCATGGTTAGTTTCCTCTCTTTGTATGATTTCTTCGCAGCCGGGCGTAGCGTTAGCCAAGTCCGGGTTTCCCTTCTTTACGGCGTCCAGCGTGAAACATTGCTTGTTGTTCCCGCAGCCCTGCCCTATGCTGAATTCGTGAGGGGTAGCGTGAAAGCAGTCCGGTTTCCCGCAGTATTCGTTTGCCGCGCATAATACTTTCATGGTGTCCTTGTGGGGCGCTGGCCTATTCCAGGACGCCCCCCTGCCTCTTTTAATCTACCAGGAGAAAGGATACGATATCGTAATTCGTATACTCCCCGTTTACGGCAACCCGGTATTCCAGCTTGACCTTCTTCTTGGCTTCCAGCGCCGAATTGAGGTCCGAGATTATGCCCTCGTCCTTGGTGCTGAACATCATGTCTTTGCCCTTTCCGTCCTGCTGGCCTTCGATGGCGTACTTAACGAAGCCGCCGCCGTTGGGTTTGGTCCGGTAAGAAACCAGGCCGGTAACGCTTTTGAGATCGCCCTTCTTGGCGGCTTCCTCGGCTTCCAGCGCGGCTTTGCGGGCCTTGGCTTCCTCGGCCTTGTTAGCCAGATCTTCGGTGCCTTCGGCCGGCGCCGGATCCTTTTTTTCTTCGTCTTTGACTATCTCGGCTTCCATGATGGGCTTTTCCGGGGGCAGGGCCGCGGTGTCGGCCAGGGCGGGGCGCTCCTTGCCCTGGTTGCGGTCATTGAACATCTTATTGTCCAGGGCGTCCAGCTCGGACACGGCCTCGGTAAACTTCACTTTGCAGGCGCGCCGGATGATGGTCTTTTTGTACATTTCCAGCGGCCAGGCCTTCCAGATATAATCGTAGCCCACCTTGGACGCCTTGCGAACGTCGTCCAGTTCCTTCTTGCTCATTTTTTCCAGGTAGGAGCCGGTGTCGGTCTTTATGAAAACGTAGGCGCCGGAGATCTTCTTCTCGTCGTCCTCGAATTCGTTAGCCGATTTGTGGGTATAGGTCGCGGTGTTGTCGGTCTTGGAAGAAAGGAACACGTCGTCTTTGTAGACTATGCCCACGGTAACGACGGCCGAAGGATCCGCCTCTTTGATCTTCGCCACGTAGCCGCGCCATTCCGGCTGAAAGTTACAGACGGTCCCGTAGGCGACCAGGCAGGCGTAATGTTTGTTGTCCACCGGCAGCCGGACCGTGGCCGCGTTTACCAGGCTGTCTATAATGCTTTGCTTGGTGCAATGCGACACGTCGCCTTTCTGGCCGACCTTGGACTGCATGTACATGATGGCGCCGTTGATGAACTTCAAAACGCCGGGGTCCGTTGCCGGCTTCCCTAAGCTGCTGGATATCCGGGCCATGACCTCATTCCCGCGGATCTCTTTCTCGATGACTGCAAGTGCTGTGCTTGACATAGTTTTCTCCCTCTTAGTTTTTTATCGCTTTCCAAATAAGGCCCATTCTGAGCCGGTACATGATTACCGCGTAATTCATGTTTTTTACCCACTTCACGGTTATTATCCGCTTGTAAGCGGGCCCGGGATAGGCATTGGCAAGCATATAAACGAACTGCTGGCGCTCTAACGCTTCCGGTGTTCTTATGGCCTTCCCGGGCCTATACATTCGCTTGCGTTTCATGGGTTATTCCGTCTTAACGCTCAGTTCGTTGTCGCCTACGCAGGTGATGAAATACTGGAAGTCGTCTTTGGCGGCCTCTTCCATAAACGCTTTCTGCGTCTTGCTGTCCAGGCTTTCGAAGCCGTCAAGGCAGATCGCCTTTATCGGGTAGTCCTTGTTAAGGTAGCGGGTAACGGCTACGGCCAGCCAGGCCTTCTCGCTGGTGCTTAGGTTCTGGATGGGTACGCCGCGGAGCGTGAACTGGCCGTTGCTGTACGCCAGGCCTTCCACCGGCATTTTAGCCGCGGTAAGGATTTCAGCGGGCGCCGCGGTCTGCAGCGTCTTTACGGCCTTATCCTTGGCCTCGGCGGACTCCCTGACGGTTTTAAGCTCGGCGCGCATATCTTCCAGGCGGCCGAGGTCGCGCTGATAGCTCTGCGCTTCCCTGAACTGGCTGAGTTTGGCTTCCAGCGGCGCCAGTTCCAGCGGATTTATCGCGGTCGCAGCGAGGTCCAGGTTCTTCTGCTGCTCTTTCAGATCTTCCATCTTGGACTGAGCCTTGCCGAGATACTTCCCGGTTTCCTCGATTTCCTTGGTCAGGTAGGAAATATGGGTAGCCGCGTCCGCTTTCTTCTGATTGCTGGACGACGCGCGGGATATGTCCTCTTCTATTATGCGCAGCTTTTCTACCAGCTCAGCGCGGGCCTTTTCCATGCTGCCCAGGTCCACGGTCTTAATATTGGCGTGTTCCTCTTCCATGCGGGCCAGGCTTTTTTTCTTGGAGTCTATTTTAGCTTCCATGGACTCTATCTCTTCCGAAGTTAAGCCCTCTTCTCCGGTGAGTTCGTCCTTTTTGGCTAAAAGCCGCGCGCGCTCCTGTCTGAGTTCCTTTGACTTGCTTATTTGATCCATGACGGTCTGCAGCTCTTCCGGCTTGAATTCCTTGGCGCTGGCCGGTATCTTGCTCTCTATCTCGCTCATGGCGCTTTCCAGCGTCTTTACGCGGGAATTGTCGGCCGCGCGGGCCGCGTAGAGCGTTTCTTCTGCCTTGGCTATGGCTTCCAGCCCATGCAGCGGCAGATAGGCCTCTAAGGCCGTCAGCAGGCCCCTGGTCCACGTTTTAAGCTGTTCCAGCGTGGCCTTGACCGGGATAGCCTTCAACAGGTGTTCGGTCTGTTCTTCGGGCTTCATGGTAAAGAACTTGACCGGCTCGAAAGAGAAGTCCCCTATCAGGCCGTCAAGGTACGCCTGGGGCTTTGTCATTATCATGCCGTCTTTCTTCACGGTGATGGAGCTGCCCTTTGCGGTGATCCGGCGCCGCAGCTCGATTTCCTCGGTCTTTAAGAAGATCGTAGAGCTGTCGGAGCCCACCTTTATCTTATCGGCGCCGCAGCCCTTGAAGCCGGCAAGGATGGCCTGGATGAAGGACGTTTTGCCTTTCCCGTTCTCGCCGCGGATAACCGTCATCTTTTTGGGCTCAATCGTGGCCTCGGTTATCCCGATGAAGTTTGTAACTTCCAGCTTGGTTATTTTCTGTGTCATTGTTTTTATCTCCCTTGTGCTTTTTCAATAGCAGCCTGGGCTTTTACCAGCAGGCAGCGGTCTACGGCTGCGCCAATCATTGTGTTCGGCGGGCAGTCGGATATGCTATCAACAAGGACCTGCAGCGCCTCTAACAGGTCCGGAGCTGAAAGCAACAGGCTAACGGGCATTTCAGAAATGTCCTTAGCCAATTTAACTGTTTTAGGATTAGGCTTAGGCATTATTCCCCCTTGTGTACGTTCTCGGCTATCGCCTTGTCGAACCACGGCGAAACCTCCCAGGATTCCGCCTCGATCTCCGGCAGCCAGCAGCGCAGCATGGCGTCCTCGCGCTTCGCTACCTCTTCGGCGTGTTTGGCCGGGTCCACTTCCGCGCAGATTACGGCGCTGGCCGCCTGCCAGGCCTTTATCCGCGGGACTATCTGCTTTACGGCCAGGTCCGTAGCTATCTCGCAGGCCTCTATCTGAGGGCCTTCTACGATAAGCAGGCGGATCATGTTCTCTTCGTTCTCGTTCGTGGACTGCAAGACAAAAACGAACTTCTTTATCGGCTGCCCGTACTTGGCCTTTATCGCCTTGTTGTAGGTGCCGATATCGAACTGGAAGCCGCCGCGGTCTATGTAGTTGAAGTTAAGCCGCATGTCCTTGGACGTGGTTTTGTAGTCCACCACGTAAATGCCTTCGGTGGTGTTCTTAAACAGGTCCAGCCGGGCCTTCGCGGGGATCCCCCAGGCTTCTTCCTGCCAGGTAAAGGGCTTCTCGATCACGCCGCCGGCCAGCAGCTTGCGCAAAATTTCATGCCGGGAAATTGCGGTCATCATCTTCTCGGCCTGGTTTAGCTCTTCGGACGAAACAAAGAGCTTTGTGCTGGCGGCCTGCGCGGCCTGCCACTTCTTGTTTATCCTGGACTTGCCCAGTTCGTCGTTCGTTTCGAAATTGTCTTTCACAAGGTCGCGCTGGAACAACATCATGTGATACAGCTTGCCCGTAACCAGGTAGTCCCCGAATTCCTCGGCGGCCTTGTTTGGGTTGAAGGCGGACTGCAGCCAGAAGGCCATAGGGTTGTACGGGTCCCAGTTCTTGATCTGGCTCTTGCTGAGCGCAGGGATCTTAAAATACTTTTCGTCCGAGAGTTCCATGATATCAGCCATTGTTTTATTCTCCTTGTCTATCCTCTAAATTGGGCGGGCCTTGCTACCGCATGTGTTCGGCGGCCCGCCTCTTTTTGTTTTATAGTCCCCGCTTTCACTATCCGGGGGCGCATAGGCCTTTGCTCCTTTTAAAGCGCCCGGGGACCCGAGTTTTTCATCCCTCTTCCGGCCGTTCGGGTCAAGACGGTCCCTATGCCTTCCCCCGCGGACGTGTCGCCGGGTTCTCCGCGGGCCTTGGGAAATTGGAGCCGGCGGGCTAGGGGTTTGGGTTAGGGGGGCGCCCGCCGGCTTACTGTTTTGCGCTGAGCCGAAGCCAGGCAAATTTGAGCGCGGGCCGGATTATTACCGGGCTGCAGATTTGACCTGTAACGGTCCCCCATACCTGCACGTCTAGGGGCAGTAAACTTCCACTCATGCCGCCGCGCTTTAGCTGGTTTATGGAAAGCCAGCAAATTTTAAAAGAACAAATTGGGCGCGCTTCTCGGCGTCCTGGCGGGATGGGGTACTAGCCCGAGAAGCGGCTCTGTATATCGTTTGTTTTGAATCCCCGCCAGGAGATTAATTCCAGTATACCAGATTACTTTTTCTTGTGCAAGGCTTTTTTGTCAAGTTCTTTTTTCCGCTTTTTATTGACTACTTCATCCATGATAATTTTTCGCAGCGTATTCTTGCCGTGTCGTCGGGGGATCTCTATATGGCAGTATTTGTATTCCGCGCCGTTGCTCAGGATATCCGGCGGGCTTTCGGGAAGCAGTTGCAATTTTATTGCAAGGTCCAGGGCTTGATACTGCCGGAGATACCGGAAATATTCAGCCCGCGCGGCTTCCCGCAGGTCCAGCAGTTCCGTCATTACGCGCGCTTGTTGTTCGGGTGTCATGGCCTTAACCTCTTGCCTTCCGGCGTCCTGTAGTCCGCGGGGATAGAATTAACCATGTTCTGAAAGTTCTCTATCCGGGTTTGCTGCTGCGCGATCGTGTCGCGCTGCTGGCAGATCTTGGCTATGCCTAGCGCTATTAGGATAAAACAAGCGGCCAGCGAAAGCGCAAAAAATTCCTCTACTTGTTCGGGCATACCGTCCCCTTTCTGAGTTCCTTTTTTAAGAGCTGCCGTACCAGCGCGCAAAAGCTCAGGCCCTTGCTGGCCGCGTATTCCTGGGCTTTGTCGCGCAGTTCCGGGGGCATGTACGTCATTACCTTTATGTGTCCAGCGTTAAACTTTTTCATTGCTCAATTCTCCTTTAACATTATCTGAATTATTGCCGAAATTATCCCCGCGCGCTCGGCCGCGTCCATGCGGTCCAGGATCCGCTGCAGAAAGGACCTTTCCCAGGCGCTAAGTTTTATCCCAAGGCTTTGCTGCCTGAATATCTGCGCGACGTGTTCCGCTTGTTTGTCGTTCATAGATTCCCCTTACTGGTTCATGTCCGGGATATCGTTGCAGCCGTCGGCGCCGATTATGTTTATCCGGTTCCGGATCTCTTCGGCCTCTTTCTTAAAGGTGATATGCAGCGTCCCCTTTTTGAAATATTTAAGGATAAAATACGGCGTTTCGATCTCGTCCGAATAGACGCGCTTCCCCTCGCAGGCCGCAAAAATGGCGTCCTGCAGGTGTTGCTTTATCGTTTTGCCGAAGTCCGCGGGCTTAGCGTCCAGGACCCTTACAATGCGGTCTAAGTCGTCAAGATAGTCCTGCCGGTAATTGGTGCTGAAGCGCCCGTATTCAAAGCGGACGCCGTAAGGCAGAATGATTTTTTCCGGGACCTTCCAGGACTTGTTAGTTTTCCAGCCCTCGGTATGGCAGAAATTATTATCATGGTAGCGGCGCAGCTCTATAAACAGTTTTTTGACTGCGCCGGTGAAAATCTCGTTGCGCTTCATAAAGATATTGTGTACAAATCCTACAATATTTTTCTTTGTAAAGCTGATCCCGCGGCTATCCGTCATTATCTGGCTTATAAAGGCGTCCCGGTCGTTACTGTATAGCAGCTTTTCAACTTCCGTTTTGTCTAGGACGGTCAACCAGGACAAGGTACGGACGCCGGCGACAAATTCTTCTTTTATTGTAGCCAGCGGCTTGCTTTCGTCGGACCTGCTGGCGATCTTTTCCATGGTCGAATTGAAAACGTCGTCCAGGCGCTTTACATTCTGGTCATAGGCGGACCCAAAGCGCGCGTTTAATATCTTCCAGCCCTTTTCTATGCTTTCCATTCCTTTGAACACTTCCGCGATCCCGCGCTGGTAGTCCTCTTCAGCGGCGCTTATGAAGTCCGCCTTTATAAGCCCGTATTCCTGCATTTGGTCCGGCTCTATGCGCATTTCCGGGCCCTTGCTCAGGCCTTCGGTGGTGTCTATGTTGTCATCCTCGTATTCATGCCGGCGCATGTAGATAATGGCGCAGTCTACCGCGGCTTTGCGCTCGGCGTCGTCGCCCTCGAACGCGCGGCCGATATCCATAATTTCCCCGTTCTTCTCTATCAGGGTATTCAAGAGCTGGCGATCCGCGGAAAAATCGTTATCCAGGGCGGACCGGTTAATTACGGCGACAAGCTCGCCGCCTTGCTTTAAGAGCCCCCAGGCTTTCAATATATGCTTTGCGCCAGCGTTAAAGGGGGGATTCATTAATACAGCGTCGTAAATGCGCGGTAATTGTATCTCTAAAAAATCCGCCTGTATTGTATCATGCCCGGCGGCGCGCAATACTGCCACGTTGTCCGGATCTATTTCGATACATTTAACTGTAAAGGCCTGGCCGCGCCTGTTATAGTCCAGGCGCTTTAATAGATCGCCATGCCCGGCGGACGGTTCCAAAAGCAACCCGCCAGGACCTTTAAACAGCGCCGCGGCTTGTTCCGCGACGCGCCAGGGAGTAGGATAGAATTGGTTATCTTTCATAAATAATCCTTTATGCGAAAAAGAAACAGATTAACACGTAATAGGCGGCAGCTCCGAAAAGCGCCGCGGAACAGCCCAGGACGCGCGCCAGGCGTTCCCGCCGGCGCGTTGCCTTGGTGCTATGAAAGAACGGGGACGGAAAGCCAGGGACGGGCTTTTGCATGATTATTTGCCCCCCTTTGCTTTTTCTATGGCGGCGCGTATTTTAGATAACTGTTTAGCGTGAAACATGTTCCCCGGTTCGTTGCTTTGTTCCACGAACGCTGTATATTGCATTTCTGCCATTCCCAGCGCGGCCAGAAGTTCCCGGTTAATAGCTTCTATTTTTATTATATGATCTGCCATTTTAGGGGCGGAAGCTATGAGCTTTTTTTGTTTTGTTGTTGAACGCTCAAAAACAGCGCCAATCAAAAGAGAACTTTCTTCGTCCCATAATGCGATCGCCGGGTGATCTATGCCCTGATTATCTGTGAATATTCCTTTCATTCCGGTTATGATATACATGGTATTATTCCCCTTTGGCTTTCTGTAAAGCCCGGCGCGCGTTCGCCAGCGCGTCGCAGTTGTTCAGCCCGTCCGCGTCCGCGCCTTGTGGCAAAAGGCGGCCGGATACTTCCAGCAAGGCCGCCAGGGCGTCGCGCAGATCTAGCGCGGCCGAAAGCGGGCCGGAATTTTTGTTGTCGTATACTACCGCAACCGTTTCCCCGGTTTTTTCGGAAATAATAAGGCCCTGTTTCCCGGACGGGCTATTTTTAGCATACCAGGGCGCAGCCGTAACCGCTGGCGCTTCCGCGATCTCCTGGACCTGGACGGGCTCAGGCGCGGGCGCTGGCGTGTCCTGGACGGCCGCGGGCGCCTCTTCCTGGGCTTCCGGCGCTTCCGGTTCCGCGGGCGCGTCCTGGCCGCTTTCCGCGGGCTTTTCGGCCGCGGCCAGCTCTTCCAGCCTGGCGGCCAGGCTTCCGCCGGCGTTTTCGGTCCGCAAAGGCATGATTATATATTCCGCGCCGCTGCCATTGTACGCGCCGGCCGGCGTCGCTGCCGTGTTAAGCCTTATTTGCACGTTACCCGGCGCCGCGGCCAGGATATCCCGGACAAAGGCAGGTTGAAAGGCTATCTTAAACGCCTTTTCCTTGAAATGGCTGGCGCCGGCCAGCAGGGGGAAAGCGGCTATTTTTTCATTCTTAAAATAGAGCTCATAGCCCGCGGCCGTGAATAGGAAAGTAACGCCCAGGGAACGGCTTTTATTAATCCCAGGCAGCGCGGAAAGAACGGGCAGAAGCGCGGCGCCGTCCAGCGTTGCAATGCTTTCCCAGGTCTTAGGCTGTATCTGTTTATAGGCCGGGAAGTTACCCTCTACCAGGCGCGCGGCTATGGTCATTTTAGGCGTTACAAAATACGCCATATTTGAATAAATAACCAGCTTTCCCGCGGCGTTGTTTTTGGCCGCGCGGCGTATCGGTTCAGTAGGAATTATAACGCCGTTTTCCTTGTCCTTAGGCGTAAAGGTAAAGGGGAAAGACAGGACCGCCAGGCGCCGGCCGTCCGTTGTTACCGCGTCTTTTCCGTCAAAGAAAATGCCATTTAAAAAATGCCGGTCATCTTCCGTTGACGCCGTGAAGCCTATGGCGTTAAAAAGTCCCTGCATGTTGTGATAGTCAACGCAGGCGCGCAGCGTTTCGGTTTTTTCGTTGCTGGCGTCCGGGATAATGGGGAAATCCTCGGACGGCTGGCAATGAATAGAAAAAGAGCCGCCGGACAGCTCAGGCCAGGAGATCGCCGCGGATCCGGCCGCATATTTTAGCTCTATGTCGCCTTTTTTGGGCGCGCCTTTTATAGCCGCTTCCAGGTCCGAGAATTGCAGGCAAAAAGAGCCGCCCTTATATGCTGTATTCTCTACCGCCTTTATTTTGTAGGTAACGGCAGTTTGTAGGTCCGTTGCTTTGAGCGTGAGGGCGCCGGCCGCCACGTCCGCGGCGACAAAATTTAATATGGGTATGGCGTGTTTCCCCTGTTTAAATTTAAGCGCCTTTAAAGCGTCCGCCAGGTCCGCGCGCTTTACTGTAATGAGCGCCGCGGCCGCTGCTATGTTTCCCGCCTTTGCTTCCGTGTTCGTGTTTTCCATGATATTATTTACCTTTCCTTTTTTGGTTTAGTCCGCGGAGAACGTGCCGACGCTGTTCCCGTTCGTGTCCATTACCTTGCCGCCGTCGCTGCCTGCTTCCAGGCGGTCCGCTATGCGGCGCAATGCGCGGGCTACGTCGTCTAAATCCATCATAGCCGCATTGCCTAGCTCTATTTTTACGGTGAATTCCTGGTATTTCATGGTTATTTATCCCCCTTGTTTTTGTCCAGCGCGGCGCGCGCTTTTTCGGCCGCCTGGGTCCATAAGGCCGCCTCTTCCGAATTGTATTTAATCTGCTTTTCGCAGTATGCAAGCTGTACAGCCAGCGCCGCGGAAAGCTCTTTTATTTTGGCTTCCAAGTCCTCGCCGTTTTGCATACGTTCGACGGCGCGCGCTTCCGCGTGAAAGTTTGAATCTTCCAGGCCGGAAAAAGCCACGGCTAAAACCTGGCCTCCGTCCCATTTAAAGAACTTTGACACCAGGACGCCGAGCGCTTCCGCGTCCGTAACTTTGGCGCGGTATTCCGGCAGGTAAACCGATTTTATAACGCGGTCCAGAATAGGGCGCAGCGCGGCCGCGGCGTCCTTGCTCTCAAAAGATCCCGGCGCGATATCTTCCGCAACGGGCGCGGGCTTTACCTGATAAGCGGCGCCGCCCGGCAGGTATTCCGGCTTTACGTTTCCGGCGTCGTCTTTCATGGATGGCAGCGCGGAAAGGTTAAGCGCAGGCGCCACGGCCGGCAGCGTTTCCGCCTCTACTTCCTGGACCTTTGCCGGCTCTTCCTTAAAATGCGTTTCCGGGTGCTGTTCGAAATAGAGCCCGCAACCAAAGCCGCCATAATCTGAGCAAGGCCCGGACTGGCCGCGCTTCCTGGTGCAATCCTGGCAGGCGGCAGGCTCTACCGGCGCCGCGGGCGCCTGAGCCAGGGAAAGGCCATTATTAACCAGCGCCACGGAAAGAGCAGCAGCCGCGGCCGGCGCCGCTTTGGGCTCAGCCTGGCGCGCTTCCATTTCCCGGCCTTTGTTCTTTGCCTCTTCCATGGCGCGGACATAGCAGGCAGGGCAGGCCATTTTTCCGGTGCCGTATATCATACACCAATCAGATCCGGGCTTAGAGCAAGCGCCTATTATAAAAGTTATTTCCTCTTTGACAGCGCCGCAAAAATCGCATACCAGCTTTTCAGGCGTCCCGCGTTTTGTCTTTTTCATTTTAGTATTCCGTCCTTTTGTGAAGTGTCCGCTATACCTATATTATAGCAGACTGATATAATATGTCAAGGCCTAATCTGGAATAATACAAGGAAATAACGATTAATAATTCTAATACCAAAAGAAGCGCAGCTAATAGTTATCCCGACAAAATTATGTCGCGTTGCGTTTTCTCCGACGTGAAACCGACGGGGAATAATACGGCTTATGCGTTCGCTATGCGTTCGCATATCCGACGCAATGCGAGGGCTATGCGTTCTCTTTCTTTCTTTTCTTTCTTTCTGGATTAATTCTTTTTCCCCTTATCGGAAAAGATACAAACCAGGACAAAACAAAAGGCGCGTATATAACTATATTTACAACGTGCGCGCGCGTCGCCAGGTTGACACGGCGCCGCAAAAAAACGCAAAATTTAAACATGATATTTGAGCCCGCCAGCGTTCGCCCCGTTGACTTTCTACCGCGCCGCCAGACTGAGGCAAATTTACAGGCCGAATTTTACAGCCAGGCAAAGGCCCGCGGCTTGTCCGTATTCCTGGAATACCCTAGCCGCTGGAATGAGAGCCCAGGCGCGCGCTTTGACGCCGTTATACATAAGGCCGGCAAGATCCGCGCGATCTGCGAAATAAAGCGCAGCGGCCAGCCTGAGAAGCGCCGCCGGTCCTGGCCGAATAGCCGCCAGGGGAAAGTATACCTTTCCTGGAATGTTCCCGTATTTTTAATTATAGAGCCCGCGGACTTTTTAGGCGTTTGGCAATGGGCGGCGCGCGCCGGCTTAATAGGTCCAGGGCTTCCCCCGCCCGCGGCCGGGGGGACTATGGGGGGATTAACAATTCCCCAATTATAAATTATGACAGTTAAAAAGAAAGTAAAACGTAAAAGACGGTTAAAGCCTTTCGACAACTATGAGCAAGGCATATTTGACTATTTCCAAGGCTTGCCGGTCTGGATTTAAGCCGCGCGCCTCTTTCGTTCCTGCGCGTTTCGTTATCCCTCATATAGATATCATTGGGGGCGTGATAGGGCTAAGGACCAGCGCCGGCCGTCGCCCTCTATCCTCGCGCGCGCGTATTATGCCAGATAGCGCAATAAACCTATATATAACAAGCGCTTTTTGACTTATTAACACAATATGTTAACATAATAGATATTATCGTTACTTGATTAAATAAAGCTATATATAATAAGCGTTATTTGATAATAGCCAGCCCATGCTGCCTATGAGCCCATAGTAGCAGCAACACAAAGCCAAGTTATCAACAGCCGCGGCCAAGCTCAGCAAGGCCCCCCGCTTGCGTTATAGGCGCGCTTCTTTGGGCGCGTCCGCGTACATGCTAAGCCATTGCCAAGCTCAGCCAGCAGGCAGGCAGGCGCCACGGCCGCGGCATTATGGGCAGCAGTTCCCCCCCTTGAAAAAAGGGTCCCATGCGCGCACCCCCCGGTTAAGCCCTAAGCTAACCCGTAGCATGTTTTCTATGGCAATTTTAAAAATTTTTTTATAAAAAAAGGGTTAAGAAAAAGGGTCATAATCTTGACAAGGCAATTTCGGCAAGGTAGAATAGAGGCATGAGCGACGAAAGCCCCGTAAAGCCTCTTCCTGAGCCCTCAGATGACCTGATAGTGGCGAAGAAGAAGTATAAAAAAATTCCGCGACTGATGGTAGACGAAATAACCGGTTCCGCGGTCGAGCTTACGAAGAAACAATGTACGTTTTTACGTCATGCGCCTGAAATGGGGACGGTCAAGGCGGCGGCACACGCGAAGATCAGCTATGAAACGGCTGAATTCACGTTAAAATTGCCGGCGGTCCAGCAGTACATGAGGAAAATCCTCTGGCAAGCTGGCGTAACTGATGAAAAAATAGCGCTTCGGATAGCTGAGGGCTTAGACGCCACGACGCAAAAGGAATTTTGCACGAAAGACGGGGATATCATAACGGGCGAGGAACGTCCTGACCATGAGCAGCGCGGCAAGTTCATTGACCGGGCTATCAAGCTTAAAGGCCTCGAAAAAACCCCCGCGGAGGCGCCTGGCGGCGCCCTGCCCCCGGGGATCTCCCTGGTTGGATTGACCGCCGACGACCTCCGAACGCTCATAGACGCCCTCCGGCAGCCGAAATCCAATATCCAGGAAGCCGACACGGAATGAGGATTCAAGACCTCAAAAGCGAAGAACGCGAGGCGTTGCTGCTGCAGGCCAGCGTTCATCTTGCCCGGCACTACGCGGCGCTGGTAAAAACCGGGCTCAAAGAAAACCAGAAATTTATTCTCGAATGGGGAAAGGTCCTCTTTCCAGAAAAATTCTTCCTGCCATTCTGCCATGAAATGCACGATTATTTCTGCGAAGAGCGCGACACGGCGTTCACCGCGGACGAGGCCCCCCGGGGTCATGCAAAAACAACTATCAAGTGTTTTCTTATCCCCCTCTTTACGGCCCTGGAAGAGCCTTGGAAATACCAGCACTACCTGAACGTCCAGTCCACGGAAGATAAAGCCCTTTCAATAAATTCCTCGATCATGGTAGAGCTGGAAGAAAACCAGCTCTTGCGCGCTATGTACGGGGACCAGGTAACGAAACAAAAATGGACGACCGGGCAATTCGCCCTTAAAAACGGCGTCGTCTTTTCCGCGATCGGCGCCGGCCAGTCAATCCGCGGTATCAACTACCGGCAGATCCGGCCCGATTACATACTGGTCGACGACCTCTACAACGACGACGACATTCACAATACCGACTCCACTATAAAGAAAAACAACTGGTTTTGGGGCGCTCTCTACCCAGCGCGCGCCAAGGGCAAGCGGAACTGTATAAAGGTCCAGGGTACGGCCATAAACGAAGAGGACTTGATGAACAAGGCCAAGACCTCTAAGCGCATAAAGACGCGCACGTTTAAGGCGATCACCTGTTGGGAAACGAAAACCGTCCTCTGGAAAAAGCATAACACGTTCGAAGATCTGATGAACGACCGCGAGGACATGGGTTCCCTCATTTTCTTCCGCGAGTACCAGAACGACCGGTTGGACGACAGCACCAGCAAAATCAAGCGGTCCTGGCTGGCGGACTGGGAATACGACCCGGACAGCCTGACTTTCGACCGGTTCAAAATGCTTATATCCGTCATAGTCGGCAACGACCCCTCGATCGGTAAAAAGCACGAAAACGACTTCTGCGCGTTCGCCGTGGTGTTCAAGTGGCGGCCGGTGGACGGGAACAAGCTGAACTACTATATTGATTTTATCACCCAGGACAAATTTTCGCTTGACGAGCGTATTAAAAAATTGCAGTATATTTGTGCGCAATATCAAGGGACGCGAAAAATTCGATGGGCCAAGATAGAGGGCATATCCGGCTTTCAGGATTACGTTTCCGAGGTAAAAAGGCGAACCAATATCCCGGTCAAAGAAGTCAACTGGGTAGCGGACAAGATCTCCGTACTGGAAACAAAGAGCAAATATTTTGAATTCGGCCAGGTCAAACTGAACAAGAATATTCCCCAGGCCATGAAAGACACCCTTGTTTACCAGCTTACCTGCAATCACCCGAACAAAGACGACCTGCGCGACGCTTTATTTCTTACGCTCGACGAGGAAAAGGATTGGAGGGATTGGGTATGAGCAATAAAAATCAGATAATCCAGAGCCTAAGAAACCAGCTTTCCGAAGCCACCAAAAACAATCCCGCGCCGGCAAACCTCACCAATTCCCTGACGACCCTTGTACAGAGCGCCGTCATGCAGTCCCGCCTGGGCTCTATCAGCCCGATCATCGAGAACAACGTCTATTACCCGATAACGTTGAATTACACGATGTTGATGTACATGTACAAGACCCACGGCATTATCCAGACGGCAATAGATATGCCGGTCCTCGACGCTTTCCGCGGCGGCCTGGAATTTTCCAGCATGGAGCTTGATTCCAGCGACCTTGAAGATTTCTGCGACTGGCTGGAAGAAAAAGGCGTCCTACAGAGTTTCAGCAACACCGTAATCTGGAAGCGCCTATTCGGCGGCAGCGCGCTCATTGTGAACGCCGGCCAGGATCCTAAGTCCCCCCTGGACTACAAGCGCCTGCGCCCGGACATGCTCGAATTTTACGACGCCTGCCGGTGGGAGCTCATGGCCGAAGATCCCCGCAATCCCGCCATGGGGTCCCAGTCCATGAAAGCCCAAAGCTACAATATTTACGGCGTCAGCATGGATAAGAGCCGCGTCCTCACCATGTCCGGTAAGCGCGCGCCGTTCCTTATCCGAAACCAGCTTTCCGGGTGGGGCATGTCGGAAGTCGAGCGCATGATAGCTGACTTCAATCTTTACCTGCAGACGAAGAACGTCCTTTATGAAATCCTGGACGAAGCCAAGCTGGACATTTACCGCCTGGACGGATATTCCGCGTCGCTGGTTACGGCCGACGGTACCGCCCTGGTCAACGAACGAATACAGCTCACGAACCAGCTTAAAAATTTCCAGAAAGCGCTTATCCTGGACAAGAACGACGAGTACGAGCAGAAACAGCTTTCGTTCTCCGGCCTGTCCGAGATTATGAAAGAGAATCGCATAGGCATAGCTTCCGCGCTCCGTATGCCTATCACCAAGCTTTTCGGCCTGAGCGCGTCCGGCTTCAATAGCGGCGAGGACGACATTGAGAACTATAACGCCATGGTCGAGTCGGAGATCCGGGAGCCCGCGCGGCCCGAGCTCAATTCCCTTATAAAACTCTGCGCGCGCGCTTTCTTCGGGGACGACTACAACCTGAAATACAAATACAAGCCGCTGCGCATGATGACCAGCACCGACGAGGAAAACATAAAGGCTTCGAAACAGAGCCGCGCCATAGAGCTGTACGACCGCGGGCTGCTGGATAGCCACGAAGTAGGCGAAGTCCTCCACAAGGAAGATCTGATAGCCATAGAAACCAAGGCGCAGCGCGGGGAGCTGGAAGATCACCCCCTGGTCCCGGCCATGGGCTCCGGCGCCGCGGACGGGGAAGCCGGGGAAAGCGAAAGCGGAGCAAGCGCCTGGCAGCGTTCCCCGAAAAGCGGAAATTTGCGCCGGAAATTAAAATCCGGCAGATTCGAGTACAAGAAAAAAGGAGAATAACACAATGGCGGACATGAAGAAAACGGTTATCGAAGTAAACGAGGGCGAGATTTTCGTCCTGGTCAAGCTGGACCCCAAAGGACAGCTCGGCGTTCAGTCGAACGTTCCGAGCCAGATCACGCAGCTCGGCATGATCGGCATGGCCCAGGTCCTTATCGCCAAGCCCAAGGAGTCGTCCATAGTCAAGGCGGCCGCGGGCATGTTCAGCAAAAAGAGCTGATAGGGCTTGACAAAATAAAAAAAAAGTCCGATACTATATCCTGTGATGAAAAACTGAAAACTTAACGCTGATGAAAACTCTGCCGCCACAAGTCCTGCTGAAAAAAGATTACATGCCTACGGCTGTACTCGTATTTCAGGCTTTTCAGAAACTTCTGTTTAAGCCGCTTCTGGACGTGGCGGCAGAGTATAACTCCCAGTTCACGAAAATAACCGCCGGCAAGATCCCCGCGGAATTAAAGAACGACTCCGTTACCCCCCTCATGTACGCGCTGCGCACCGGCATAGTCCAGTACAAGGCCGGCGTGTTCTCCGGTAAATTTTCCCGCGCGATCTCCGCGGGCCTGCGCCATATCGGCGCCGCTTTCGATGACAGGACCGGGACCTACCGCATAAAGGATATCGAAGTCCCTATGGGCGTCAAGTCCGAGGCCGCGGTTTATGAGGTCAACGCCAAGTCTATTCACGAAACCTTGCTGAGGAAGCTCAACGAGATTCAGGACAACCTGGCTCCTACCATGGAGCTTTTCGATTTCGATTCCAGCGCAGCGATCGCCGCGGTAGAGCAGGGCTTCGACAAAACTACGAAGTCGCTGGCGATCATGCCGGAGCTTACCGAGGCTTCCCGAAACATTATGAGGGAAGAATATTCGGAGAACATGAAGCTCTCTATAAATAAGTTTACCGAAGAAACCATAAAGGATCTCCGGGAAAAGACCGAGGCGAACGCCACCGCCGGCTATCGCTTTGACAAGCTGGCCGAGGAAATCCAGGACCGATACAAGGTTTCGGAGAATAAGGCTAAATTTTTGGCGCGCCAGGAAACTTCCCTTTTCATGTCCGAATTCAGGAAAAACAGATTTTCAGAAGCCGGGATAACTCGGTATATCTGGCGCGACTCGGGTAAGCCCTGCGTCCGGCCGGACCATAAGCGCCTGAACGGCCGCACGTTCTTTTATTCGGATCCCCCGATCGTGGACAGGGCTTCCGGCCGGCGCGGCAATCCCGGGCAGGACTACGGCTGCCAATGTATAGACGAACCGGTACTTGACCCGGTAGCGGTAGGAACCTGAAATGCCTGAAACGATAACCAATTTCGTCGGCGTCCTTAAAGACCCGCAAACCATGGAAGCCATTTCCAAGAAATTCGGAGTTTCCATAGAATCTCTTATGGCCGAAATGGATATCGGCCTTAAAATAGAGAAAGAGCATACGGACGACGAAGCCACGGCCGGCGTCATTGTTCTTCACCATCTTGACGAGAATCCCGCGTATTACTCCAAGGAAGAATTTAAGAACGAGGGCGAGAACGCCTGGCCGAAGTCTTATCGCGCGCGGCACCTGGAACCCGGCCTGGTCCATTATTCGGACATAGGCGAAAAGGATCCTGTAAGCGGCAAGCCCAAGGGAATGACGCTGCTGCTGACCAAAGAGGCGATAGACAAAATGCGCGCCAGCTTCAAAGGTAAGCCGGTCGTAAACTGGTACCACAAAGGCGTAAAGCCTGACGACTTCAAAAAGGGAAATGCCGACGGCATTATCACCGGCGCGTCCTATAACCCTGACGACGGGTGGGACTGGGTAGAATTCCTGGTATGGGACGCTGCCACCAAGGAAAACTGCGACAAAGGATTTCGTCTTTCTTGCGCGTATGTCCCGACGGATATTAAAATCGAGCCCGGAATATGGCATAATATACCGTATGACGGGGAGATCATAAGCGGCGTCTATACGCACATGGCAATAGTGGACAACCCGCGATACGAACGCTCTCTGATAATCGCAAACTCGTTAGGAGGAATGACAATGAAAGGACTCTGGCTGAAAATAGTCAACGCAGTAACCGGGAAACCCGAACCTAAGGAGCTGGACAACAAGCTCGAAGTGGACATGGACGGGAAAAAGATTTCTCTCGAATCGCTGGTCAATTCGTTCAAGGCTGAAAAGGCTGAGAAAGAAAAGCTGGCGCTAGAGAACTCCGTCAAGGCAATGGGGGACGACTCCATTATCACCATAGACGGAGAAGAGGTTTCAGTAAAGGACCTCAAAGCGGCCCACACGGCGGTTACTATGCGCAAGAACGCCATGGACGAGGCCGAAGAGAAGTCCAAGAAAGAAAAGGAAGAGGCGGAGCGTAAGAACGCCGAAGAGGCGGCCGAGAAGAAAAAGGCTGAGGACGAAAAACAGAACGCGGCTGAAAAGGCCGCGGCTGAAAAGGCCGAGGCTGAGAAAAAGGCTGCCGAGGAAAAGCGCAACGCCGACGAGAAAAACTTTCAGGACCTTAAGAACGCCCATGAAAAGGGCGGCGAAGTAATCAAGCTGCCGGGCTACGATTCCGCGAACGACAAGCTGGCCCGCGGCAAGACGAAGTACGGCGAAATCAGCGCCGAAAAAAAATAAGCAAGGAGAAAACACAACACTATGCCTACTGTCCCCTCTCAGAATACTAACCTTTTCCGGCAGACGCCGGTCAGGGGTTCCCGCGATCTCGGTATCGTTTCCGGCTCCGGCTGCCTTTCCATGCAGATCAGCCCGAACGAGTCCGGGACCCTTTACGCCGGTTCCCGCGTAAAGCTCGACTCGACCATTACGGCGCCCATGCCTTTCCCCCAGGTGGTCGCGGCTGCCGATAACGAAGCGGCGTTCGCCACCATCGGCTACACCGTGAAGCAGTCCGCATACGTCAAGGGCGACGTTATCGAGGGCCTTACCTCCGTCGGCCCGATCGTCTATCAGGTTGCCGCGGCGACTATCGCCCCCGGCGCCAAGGTGGAAATGGCTTCCGGCTTCGTCCAGACCAAGGCCGCGGGATCGACCTACGGTATCGCGCTGGATCCCGGGGTGCTTAACGGCTTCGTCCGTATCGCTACCCTCATGCCGCTGCAGGCGTAAACTCAGACAAGGAGAAACGAATAAATCATGGACAACATCAACAAAATCCCCTGGCAGCCCGGCATGACGCTGGAAAACGCCAACGGCGCCGTAGCCGATACCTCTCTCGGCTACCAGTACGCGATACAGACCACGACCCTGATCAGGGCCAAGGTCATCGAGCAGAAGTTCTACAAGATCCCGTTCGCGGAATACATACCGGTCGAAGTCGGCACCGGCGCGTTCCTCGAAGAGATCAAGACGAACCTGACCTACGACTCCGCGGGCTCGTTCGAATCCGGCATACAGGGCACTTCGTCCGGTCCTACGCAGGTCGCGCAGGTTACGGTCGGCACGTCCCCCAAGACCGCCGCGATCGTTACCTGGGCCAAAGGCTACCAGTACAACCTGGTCGAGCTTAAAAAGGCTCTGGCCTCGAACAACTGGGACGTGGTTTCCAGCAAGATGAAAGCGCTGAAGCGCAACTGGGACCTCGGCTTGCAGGAAACCTCTTTCCTGGGCCTGAAATCCAACAGCAACGTCCCCGGCCTGCTGTCGAACTCGGAAGTTACTGTGGACACCACGACCATCACCGGGTACATAAGCGCCCTGAGCTACACGGACTTCGCTACGTTCGTGAAGAACCTCATGGCCGCTTACTTCGCCAACAGCAACAGCACCGAGCTGCCGGATACTTTCGCTATCCCGCAGATAGACTACCTCGGCCTGGAAGTCCCGGTGTCCCCGCAGTTCCCCATGGTGTCCATGCTGGACTACCTTGAAAAGGCGTTCAAGCGCGCGACGCAGAACCCTAACTTCAAGATCGTGGGTATCGCCTACTGCGACCAGGTGAACAACGCCGGTTACTGGGCCGCCAACGGCTCGAACCGGTACGTGCTGTACCGCCGCGACCCGGAAACCCTGAAAATGGATATCCCGGTGGACTTCATACTGAACCCCGCCGCGACCGCCGACAACTACAACTGGAACGGCGTCGGCCTCGGCCAGTTCAGCGGTACCATCATATACCGCGTCCCCGAAGTGATGTACTTCAACTGGGCGGCCTAAGCTGCCCTAACGCCCCGGGGGTTGCCTTAACCGGCGCCCCCTGGGGTATTCGTTACCATGGAGGATAAAATGCCCGCAGAACCCAAGAACACCGTTTTCCTGAACCACACCAAAAACCCGCAGATCGTCAAAGATTTCGAGGGCAAGGTGGTCCGGGTC